CGACGTCGGAGAACGACCGAAAGGGAGACCCCGGCAAAGACGGCAAGAGCAGCTACACGCACATCGCCTATTCACAGCACAGCGACGGGAGCGAGCTCACCTTTTCGCCCACGAACGCCTTTTATATGGGTATCTACACCGACGAGAACCCCGCCGCGTCGACAGACCCCGCGCGCTACGTTTGGACGCAATTCCGCGGAGACAACGGCCGAACGACGTACTTGCACATCGCACACGCGAACGGTTTGGACGACGAAGCGTTTAAGGACTTCACCACGTCAAACCCCGACGGCCGAGAGTTCGTCTATATGGGAACGTGCGTCGACGAAAACAGCCTCGACCCCACCAACCCGAACGCTTACCGCTGGACAAAGGTGGAAGGCAAGCAAGGTTTGCCGGGCGACCCCGGCAATAACGGTTTGACAAGCCACACGCACACGGCATACGCCAACAGCGCAGACGGACAAGTGGATTTCACCACGACACCCGGCGGCGCGGCTTTCGACTATATCGGGATCTACACCGACTTTGAAGAGAAGGCGTCGAACGCCCCGCAGCGTTATGCCTGGGCAAAGGTGAAAGGCAATCAAGGCGCCCCCGGCGATAAAGGCAAGCCCGGCCGTGGCATTGACCACATCGAAACGTTCTATCTGCTCACGGCCGACGGCACAGCCCCCGAAGACGGCGCCCACGATTGGAGAAGCAAACCGTCCGTGCCAACGCCGCAAAAGCCATGGCTTTGGACGTACGAGCGGGTGGTTTATTCGGACGGTAGCAGCGAACGGAATGCAGTCCGTTTGGTTACGCGGTTGGGGAAAGACGGAGCCGAAGCTGAACCCACGCGTCCCAATCTGCTTGACGGGACCGATTTTCATCGAGACGGAGCATGGGAATCGGGACTCAACGGCACGCATGCCAAGACTGAGACGGCGAAAGACGTACAGCCCGCCGTTACAGGGTGCGGAGTGCTGAGAACGCTGGTGGAACGCGGAGCCGTAGGTGAAGAATTCGCGCAATTCTCGCAGCGCATACCGATGGATTTGGTAGCAGGACTGGACTACACATTTTCGGTTTATGTCCGTGGTAGCAATACCGGCTGGATGATCGTCTTTCCCAATTCTGGCGAGCATTTTCGACTTTCGGCAGCAAAGCCCGGGGCGTGGCAAAGATTGTCGGTTTCATTTAAGGCAAGAGCAGCAAGACCCGGAGAGGAAAACCGCGCTTATTTACGCTGCTGGCTGAAAAACGCCGACAATGCACAGCGACACGAGGTGCTATTTTGCGCTCCCAAATTGGAAGAGGGCATAACGGCCACGCCATGGTGCTTATCAGAAAACGACAAAGTGGGCGCCACCGTGCAACATCGTGGTTTTTGGGACGCGTTTCCCGACGGGACGGTATTTCGGGGACGCAACGAGACGGGAGGAGGTTATGAAGACGTGGTGGATATTTTGACGCCCGCGGGGACACGAGAAGCATATCGTTGCACCCGCACGCATACCAAAGCGGGAAACGAGACGCGCCCCGGTGCCAATTCTCCATATTGGAAAAAGGGAGACTCTTATGAGATGGTTAGCACGCGCTTGCTGTTATCCGGAAGTGCGCAAATAGACAACCTCTCAACGGGGAACATCTCAGAGGATCGTATGGTGACGGCCGGAGCGGAAATGAGATTTTACGCCGCAGGCTGTAAGCACCCGGGACTCATATTTGGATATAGATCTGATACCCAAAACAGACGATTCCCGGTAATGCAATGCTTTGATCCCGAAACGGGGGCGCTGCTCTATGATTTGGGTCCTGAAGGGATCTTTGCCAATGCACGCAGAGTGGCGGGGGTATGGACACCACTGCAGATGATTCGCCTGACAAGATTCACTACGATTTCGCAACTCTACAACTGGTTAACGGCCGGTACGGATAACTGGCATGATCAGGATATTCAGCAGATGAAGGTGGAAAGCCCTTATTTTTCCGAAAATGAGCAGGAATATCCCCTTTATCAATTAGGGCATGGAGCTTACTATACAGAGGGCTGGAGTGAGTTCAGACGAGCAGACGGCAGCATGCACAAAATCTTTGAGAGTTCGCGCACGTCGACGCCGACAGAAGATTACCCCGCCGCATTTTGGTTCAACCCGTTGGAAAATAATTTCTCCACGACGGCCACACCTGAAAACGCGTTGATAGACGAACATGGAGCGGCGACCGGCGATATCAATGCGACGCGGGTGGAAGATGGCTGGTATTGTTCACGTGTTTGCCCGATACGAGTTGAACAACCGAATTTTCGAATCAATGTCAACAGACGACCGCAGAATGTAAAACTGTACGCAATCGACCTTTGGAAATTTCATGCCGGGAAAAAGGTGGAGACGGGGACGACCTATTTCGTCGACTACGATTTGGATAACAATGCAAACGCAGCCGACGACGGCCGAGCACACAAAGGACGCAACAACATGGGACTCATCCACGAGGACAGCCGAAACATTATCAATAATCACAAAGCGATTTTTGAGATACAAGGCTTTGAGTCAAGAACAAACACGAGTATTAAACCACAACAAAATTGATTATGCCAAACATCAATCCTTTTTTGCGCCACTTGCTGCGATTTGAAGCCGGCGTAGAGAACAAAAACAAATCAACGGACGCACTGTTTGAAAAAGCCCGTTTGCAGGGCTTTGCCAACGACCCGGACGACCGCGGTGGAGCCACGATGATCGGGGTAACACTCGCAGCTTTCACCGCATGGAGAAAATCTCAAAAACGACCCACACCGACGGTGAAAGAATTGAAGGCGATTTCTTATGAAGAGTGGAGAAATATCGCGGATCACGATTTCTGGCAACGCTGTAAGGCCGACGAATTGAAATCCCAATCCGTGGCAATGATGGTCGCAGATTTTACATTCCACAGCGGAGCACATGGGATCAAAGCTCTTCAGCGTGTTTTGGCGCAGAATGTTGACGGAATTATGGGGGCGAAGACTTTGGCCGCGGCCAATGCAACACCGCCCGAGACGCTGTTTCTTGCACTCAAAAACGAGCGGCTGCGATTTTTGCGTGCCATAGTGAAGAATAACCCGCGCCAACAAAAGTATCTCAAGGGCTGGATCTCGAGAGTGGAAGCGATTCCTTTTACAGACTGACATGAAGATTGATTCGAGCATAAAACTTTCACCGCTGATTCTGCTGGTGCTTAGCCTTTGCTTTTCAAGTTGCACCACCACCCGAACCGTGGAGCGGCGCGTTATAGTTCACGACACGCTGAAAGTCAACAGAACCGACACGCTTAGATTCACGGCACTTGTACAGGATAGCGTCTATTTGCATGATAGCGTTTATCTCGAAGGAGCAACCACCGTCAAAGAACGCATTAAAGAACGCTGGCACATTCGAACTGACACCGTTTGGCGAACAAAGACAGAAGCTCTACACGCCGTGCACCGAGAGACGGCACAACAGAAAGAAAGCCCAGAACCATCGTGGCAGCCTGGTATTTGGTGGGTGCTGTTGCTCCTCGCCATAGGCACGGCGGTTCCCGTTCGATTAGGCAAAAAAAAGTAGCGTAAGGTATGCAGTTACTCTCATCGATTCCATCATTGACCTTTCCCGATGAGTGGGAGGCGTTGACCATTTCAACGAGCACGCCTTTGCGGTGCTTAATCAGTGTAAACGGGCACCCGGCACTTGATTTGACGTTACGCCCCATAAACGGACAAATCACACTGCACGACGCCGGCTCATTGATTAGAGACCGCGCAGAGCGGAAGATTGTAGTGGTGAAGTTGGAGGTGATCAAGGACAGCAATCGCACGACTTTGATCACATCGACCGTGATCCCGGTGCAGAGCCACATGGGAGAAACCGCCGCAGCTTTTACGGCACGTTCGTTCCTTACATTCGCCCCGCCGGTGAAATTGACCCACCGCGCGGCAACGGAACGCCTCGCATGGGTGGGAAGCGAGACGGCCGTGGCGATTTCGAGCGTTTGGTGGACAGCGCACGGCGCAGTGGAGCACACCGAAAGCATTGCAGCCTCACAAAAGGACGGGGCCAACGTGGTAGACGTTTCACCCGCCCGACTCAATCCACCCGAAGCGGGCGCCGTGCTTTGTCATTACGCCGCTGCATGTGGAGCACGCCGACAACGCTACGAGATCGCCCCGCCCAACACCTCACAGGGCGGAGGAGCAGAGATTGAGTTTCGGAATGATTTCGGAGTGGCAGACACCGTGCATGCTTTTGGCACCGTGGAGCGCAATGCGAAACCCACTTATAAGACCGCGCGGATCGCGGGGCGACGACACAACTATGAGACGGAGAGCGAAGTGACAATCACATGCTATTTCACCCCCCTGGGAACAGACACCCGACAGGTGGAAAGCGTGACGCAAGCCGACGAGGTGGTGCTTTTGCCCATGCGAACGCCTATCATGCCGGTGGAAGCTGAAATCAAATGCACCGACGACACGACGAAGATAAACCACGCCATGGTGAAATTTCGTGTGGAGGAGGAAAGCCCCGCCAACGAGACCACCACGACCGGCAAACGATATAAGATTTTCGACGACAGTTTTGACAATAGCTATGAGTAAGGACGGACAAAGAATGTATCCGAAACGTATCCACCACGCGGAAGCACGGCGATTGCTCAGAGACCGGCAACCGCACCGGCTGAAAGTGTGGAAAATGGCGACGGGGGAGATCCTTTTGTATTCGCGTGCTATCTATCAAGGGGAACACAACAAACGGCGCTACACGCGCGTGCTGCTGCTCCCATCGGGAGAGATACGCGAATTTTGCAACTACACACTTTTCGAGATTGACGACATGAAGATTTATTTGTAATGGACACGACACACGAAGTTTGGACACTCAACACCGAAGGCGTGCAGGCTGTGATCGCGGAAGTGGGAGACACCACCGAAGTCTTTGACACCGTGGTGGGAGCGGCCAAGTCGAAGCCTTTGCCGGGCAGCGCAACCGAGAAATATATTCCGTTTGGCGCCGATGATCAGCTGCCATACGAACTGAAACGACTTATCGACGGTGACGAGGTGACGGCGCAATGCTTGAATTTCAATGTCACTGCACTGTATGGAGCGGGTATTCACACCGGAGAAACAGACCAAGCAGCTGAGAATTGGAGTGCACGACAGGCTTTGCCCATGTATGTCTTGGATCAGAGCACAGATATGCAACTCTATTATTTCGCCGTTTCGGTGATCATCCTTTCGGCAGACGGCAAACTCATCAACAGAATTGTGCACAAAGAAGCCCCCTATTGTCGATTTGCCGAGGCCGACCAATATGGAAATATTCCGTTTGTCTATTATGCCAACTGGCATGCAAACCGTCCCAAGCCCGAAGAGATTGAGAAGATTCCACTGCTCAACATGAGAGACCCGTTAGGTGATCTCAAAGTACGAATGGGGCAGGAGCCCGACCCGAAGACGGGGCGGAAACGTACGCCAACCCGCGAACGGAAATTTGCCGTCGCAGCAAGATTCCCAACGGCGGGATGTCAATATTACCCGGTTCCTTACTGGTCGTCGATTCTACGAGGAGGAAGCTACGATGAGAAACGGCTGATTTCAGTGGGAAAGCGGGCAAAGCTGAGAAACCATACGAGCGTGAGATACCTGGTGGAGATTCAACGCGACTATTACGAGCGCATTTGCCGGGAAGAGTTCATCACCGACGCCGAGAAAATAGCAGAACGTATTCGCCGAGAAAAGGAGAACATTCGCAACTTCCTTTCGGGTTTGGCCAATGCGAACAAGGTTTGGATCTCGTCGTTCTATGTTTCGCCCGACGGGCATGAGGTGCATGATGTACGTGTTTCACTCATCGACGGAAAGAAAGAAGGCGGAGAGTGGGCAGAGGACGTGCAAGCGGCGGCAAATACCATCTGCTTTGCTTTTGGCGTACACCCCAACATGGTGGGGGCAGTACCGGGGAAGGCGCAGACCAACAACAGCGGGTCGGATAAGCGTGAACTCTACA